TCGTAAACCGCACCACCGGCCATTTGCAGGAGCTTGTTAGAAAGGGCAGCTGCGTTTACAGCATCAATATCACCATCTTCAAAGGGAAGAAGCATTTCACGCTCCAGCTTTTTATATTGGGCTGCTTCCTTATCTGACATATGGACCTCAACTACATTGTCAATACGCTTCGGCATTTTAAGATAATCGCAAGCCTTCATACTCATGCAGATATCTGATATCTTCTCAAAGATAGCGGCTTCGGCCTTTTCCTTAGGCTTATAGGTAAATATGGTTTGCCTGTTTCTTTTATCGGGTTCAAAATAATCTCTGCGGTAGCCGCCAATAAACCTGCCCAGTCTTTCACCCATATCAAGCAGATTAATCTGTGACCATAAATCGATTAATCCATTGGGAGCAGGCGTACCGGTTAACCCAACTACCCTTTTAGCCTGAGGCCGAACCTTCCTGAGTGCCTTAAATCTTTTCGCTGCTGGCGACTTAAAACTGGATAACTCGTCTATGACCACCATATCAAAATCCCATTTATGCTCCTTAGTCAGCCATTCTACATTTTCCCGGTTGATGATGTAGATGTCCGCTTTTCTATTGAGAGCCAGTCGGCGTTCCTTTACAGAACCCAGTACCTTGGAGATTCTAAGCCCCTTCAGATGATTCCACTTTTCGCACTCCCTGCTCCAGGTATCCTGGGCCACTCGAAGCGGAGCAATCACCAGAACCCTGGCAACATCAAAATAGTCATACATCAATTCATCAATAGCCGTTAAAGTAATTGCAGTCTTCCCCAATCCCATATCTAAAAATAACCCACAGGCAGGATGATCAATAATAAACTCTTCAGCGTATTTCTGGTATTCGTGTGGTACATATTTCATCCAGCATTCCCTCAATCATTTTTGTATCGTCTAAGCAATAAACGTTAAACCCTAACGCTTCAAGTTGTTTCTTTCGTTTTTTCTGTAGTGGCCGCATTTGCTCTCCGGGAGCTTTAACCTCTATAAAAGCAAGCCTTCTGCCCGGAAATAGAATTAATCTATCCGGTACGCCCGACATTCCTGGGGATACGAATTTAAGCGCTAGCCCCTCACGCTTTTTTACAGCCAAGACTAAATGTTTTTCAATAAGCTTTTCTTGCATCTGATGATCCTTTCTGCGAGTTAAACAAGTAAACAATAAAATCCTATATATGTGTATATACGTGTTATATGTGCACATATACGAGCTTTCCTTTATTTCTATATACTCATATATCAAATCTTGTTTTCTTGTTTACTTAAAGCTTGTTACCTCAGTTACTTCGGGTTTTACAAGATAAACAAGCTTAGTAAACAATGTTTTATCTTGATTACCGTTGTTTACACATTTACGGTAAACAAGATTTAAGCGAATCACTCTTGTTTACCGTCCATGTTTACCTCGCGAACGTATGCTCTCTGAATTCCATAGAGAGGAAACCTGGAGTTCCCCAACTTATTACCATCATGTTTTTTCCATCCCTCAATCCTCGCCATAATTGCATTTAGCTCATAAGCATCCGCCTTTTTGAGATTAACCGCTTCCTTACCAAAGCACTCGCACCATATTTCCATGGTGCAGACACGCTCACGCTTAACGCTGCCGACCACAGACGTCCCGAATTCCCCGGTCCCGAGAAAGCTCCGGCGCTCATACAAGTCCATGTCATTCCAATTCTCGGGTAGAAGTATATCAAGATATTCCCGAACCAATCCTTCCCTTTCATCAGCTTCCATGGCCTCCGCTTGCTCGGTATATGCCCTTTTGGCATTAGCGCCTTTAAGAAACAGTTCTTCTCCGGCCCGGTATTTTACTATTGCTTCTGCCCATATTTGATCAATCTCGGTTAGCTCCCAGGCTTTTTTAATACCTTTTCCGCTGACCCGAACCGGCCAGAAGCGGCGGTTGCCTGTAATATCCCTTAAAAAACCGCCATCACTGTTGGTACTTCCGACGATAACGCACTGGCGGGGATGGCTTTCGACGGTTGCACCATAGCTTGGACGGTATTTATCATCATTGCGTGATACAAAGGACTTTACCGTTTCAACATCCATCTTCTTAATACCGGCCAGTTCGCCAAGCTCTAAGATGAGATAACCTTGCAGTTTTTCGGGTGCGGTCTTATCCCGCATATCTGAGATAGTAAGACTATCAGAAAACCACCGGCCACCGAGCTTCGAGAAAAAGGTGCTTTTACCAATACCTTGAGGGCCATTCAGCACTAAAATATAATCGAACTTGATACCTGGCTGAAAGACGCGTGCTATCGTTGCACATAGTGTTTTTCTCATTACTGCTCGGGTGTAAGAGTTGTCCTCTGCCCCCAGATAATCAATCAGCAAAGTATCAATCCTTTCTACCCCATCCCACTCGGGTAAAGCTTCGAAGTATTCTCGAATTGGATGATAAGCTCGCTCTGCCGCCACTGCCAGCAAAGCATCCTTGAATTTGCCGGGTGACCATACATGGTAGACACTGTCCAGGTAAGCCTTTGCACCAGCAATGTCCGAATCGCTCCAGCCCCTCTTGACCTGCCGCCAGGGAAGCTCTCCTTTTACATCAATGGAGTTGCTGTGCAGATTGTAGGCAATTCCCTGAAGGTTAGGATCATGCCTGAGGATTAAAATAATATTAGATAGAGAATCCTTAATCTCTCCGCTTTTTAAAAGCTCAAGGCCGGTCTGCCAGTCTTCATCGCATTCCTTCATGAAATCGGCATTCGCTCTGGCGATTCGTTCTTTAGCCAGTTGCTTTTTTACACCCTCGTCTGCGGCTGCTAGTTCCTGCATTGCTTTGTAAGACGGGAGTTTTGATGATGCGGTATCCTCATCTTCTTTTATATCAAGATCCCTAAACTGATGTATCCGCACCAGGTCAAAGGCATTGCAGAGCTTACCGCAAGCGAGATCGGTTGCATGGTGCGAGTAGGCAAATTTATCATCGTATATAAGGACACCGGCAGTACTATCGGCTGGAATATAATCATATCTGCCTGATATAGTGCTTGGTTTATAAACCTCGGTAAGAAACTTCTCAATAGCATCCTGAACCGTATAGGCTCTGCAAAAAGCACCAACTATTCCAGCCTTCCCTAAAGGATCGGCCTGCCTGGCTACAGAACGCTTGATAACTGCGGTCTGCCTTGATGATACCGGCCACTCGGAGGTATCGCGCCAGTCCTTGTAACCTGCCAAGACCTGATCGGGATCAAGAAAGCTGCCTTCTTGTTTTTCAAAGATAAACTCACCGTCACTGGAAGTTGAACCCCAGTACATAAGCCTGGTTGGTTCATAGGTTGTATCATCAAACTGCTCGATGCCAATCTCAAAGGCTATTTTTCTGGCAACCGCTATGTATTCATCTGCTGTAACATTCCTGGCTAAGGGAATAATAAGTCTTAGCCTTGGTTTTTCAGGGGTATGTTTATGGGTTGAGTAGATGCAGCAGGCAAAACCAAAAAACATAGTAATATGCTCCCAAACACCAGGGTCTGCATGATCCATATCTAAAGTCAACATGGATCTAAACTCAACATAGCCAGTTCTGCGCCTGCCTTCTCGCAGCTTCCCTCCTACAAAACCTCCCACATCCTTTATGTCATCCTGCTTGGCTTTTAAAAGCTTTTTATACTCTGCTACACTCTCTGAGGTCCGAATAGTGGAACCGGCTCTGGCCAGGAACTCTTCCCAGGTCATCTCTTTGTTTTTCCAAAGCTTATCTCGGCGACTGTTGGCAGTAGCAATGGTTAGTTTCATTCACATCACCCCTGCAATTCATTAATTAACCTGAGCAAATACCAATTGCATTTATGCAGGCTCTCTATACCACCTTTTTTTCTGTATCTCCACAGATATTTGATGCAGTTCCCTTTAAGATATCCTTCAAATTCTGTTGCAGTCATACTGGCCTTTATTGCATCAATACATTCAATGTTTCCTGTTGTGTAGTGATCCGGATGATTTATCTGATTCATTACCGCGTCTCAATCCTTTCGATAATATTCACACTCATAACCGTCTGCACGAAGGGGAAGTCCTTCTGCCCATGAAGGAGTCTCGCTCATTATCTGGCAGACTTCTTCAAAGCTTCCGGTACCATTAGGTGCTTCAACGACAATTTCATCATGCACATGCATCACTATCTTATAACCTGTTTTATCAACAGCTAGCATAGCCTCAGCCAGCAGATCACGGGCAATAGCCTGTACAACGTTTTCCACCAGCTTGGGTCCATAAGTATCAATCCGGCACCAGCGCTTGTTCTCACCAATTCCTTCATAGGTAATCCCTTCCCGGCCAAATTTATTAGTTTCAATCCTGGGTTTAACATAGGATAGGCTTCTTCCCGAAGGCAGGGTTATAAAGAGGATGCCGCTTTTTACCTGGATTGTAATTTTGCCAACTCTCTGAATAGTTTTATCCCTTACTGCCGTGAGTGCGGCCTGATCAATCTCCCACCATAGCTTGGTGATGTTAGGGTTGGCCGCACGCCAGGTATTAACCAAGGGCTGAAGTTCCTCTTCAGCTACACCCATTTCTAAAGCCCCCATTGCAGTTAAAGCCCCTACACTCCCGCCATAACCAAGAGCCAGTTCTGCGATCTTGCCTTTTTGCCTTAAAGGAGAACCCTTCGTAATCTCCTCAATTGGTACCTTAAACATCTGGCTGGCTGATGCTTCGTAGATCTTGCCGTGG